CGATGTATCCAGCAGCAATCAACCAAACCTCGAGCAGATTCTCGAATCGACTTCCCTTAGCCTTGTTCCGACTGCTCATGGAGCTATTCATCTATTTCCTCCCACGGCAAGCCACAAAAGTTGCACGGCTCATACGCACCGTCAGTGCGGCACTCGTGCTCGTCCAAAGGGAAAAGGTTTGGTTGGCTCATGGCCCACCAGCTCGCTCCGACTCACCGATCCAGGCTCGAGCCGGTTCGTACGAGAACCAATCGACCGTTTGCCCGTGGGAATCCATCAAGCCGTAACGGTTCTTCACCGCACCGACACCAAGCCACCCGTCCTGCGTCGTGACCGACAGGACAAGAGCTGGTGTTTCGGCGGTTTTGCCCTGGATCGCTTCAAGCGGTGGCACGGTTCCAGGCTGGTGTGGTCGAGACAAGCTCATGTGGTGCAAGATCACCGCGGCGAGCTCCCACTTGCGGGCCAGGAACTTCATATCCAGTAGGAACTGCTTGCCCCACTCGTCCCCAGGGTCACGCATAACGTCCGTCAGGTTGTCCACGATCAGCATGGTTGGCCCGTTACTAAACATCTCAGCGTGCGCCTCAACGAGCTCCTCGATCAGCTCAGCTCGAGGGTTGCTACTCCAATCCCAACGCAAGTGCGGCTCGCTCCTCAACAAGTCCGACGCGCGCTTCCGATCCGTCGTCAGGAGCTCCTCCATTTCTTTCTGGTCTTTGCCGGTGATAATCGACATAAGCCGGATGCTTTGCGTCGCCATGTGTGAGTCGGCACTGACGTACAAGGTCGGCACTTTCGCGCGGTACGCGAGGTTCAGTGCGACCATCGACTTTCCCGTGCTGGGACGCCCCGCGATCATTGACACTTCACCGACGCGGAAGCTGATGCCTCGAGCTGCAAGTGCGGGCCAGATGTTCGGTACGGACGGTGCTTGCGCAGTGGGTGAAAGCACAGCCTTGTGGAGCTGCCTCATCGGATCATGTACCTACCGCAGTCTGCGTAGTTTGTGCAGCGGAGCAGGTATTCGCCGCACTCAAACCAGGCTTCTGCTCCACAATGGATGCACTGCCTTGCCTCCCACACAGCGTCGTCTTTCTTCGCCACAACTTGTCCTTTCCTGGCGGGAGGTGGGAGCTCCAATCCCCTTAGAGCCCCCACCCCTTCTTCCCCAAGCCCTGAGAAGCCGCCCACGAAATCTCAGGGCCGATCCCGCGCTATCGGAGCGCGGAACTCTAAATGTCTTTAATGCCCTCGAGCATGGACTTATCAACGTCGTCCTTGACCCATTCGCCGTCCCACGGCCCCTTTTGCTTGCCGTCGCTGGCAGCTTCGGACGGGTCTGCCCACCGATGATGAAGCGTTAGCTTGGGTGGCTTGCTGCGGTAATAGACCATCACAGATTTCTGACCCGTTGGGGTTAATGGAGCCTGTGGGTGGTTGTAAACCCAATACTTGTACTTACCCCTAACCACCTGGACTTCCTGCTGTGGCTGCGCCTGCGGTGATGGGGGAGCAGGTCGAGTATCGACCGCCTTCGTGACCTCATCAATCTGCTCAACAATGCTCGTGCCTGGGATGGACGCGGTGACGGCTGCGGCTGCTGCCTGGTGCGAGCTACCCTCACCACGCATGGACGCATAAAACTTCTCGCCGTACGTTGCTGTAGCAAGAGTTTCTTGCACCTCTTCGTTAGTGAAATCGCGGCCCTCGTTGTTGCGCCTGGTGTAGCTGCCAATCGACCTGGCCCCGTGAAACATAAAAACGTTCATGCTGGCTGTGGCTTCTTGCATTACTCACTCTCTTTCTTCTGTCGTTTCTTAGTGTCAAAACTTGCGATTGCCGACGGGTCGCCCTTAAGTCGGCAGTACGGCTTCACTTGGCAGATCCCGCAGAAAGGGCTGCTGGGGTTAGGCAGGAAAACTTCGGCCTCGATACCTCGCGCGCTCTCCTGCCACCATGCGTCAAGCTGCGGGTTTTCAGTCGAGAGCAGGAACATCTCGTCGGTGTTGCCCTTGCGGGCCATGTAGTAGGAGCCGTGACTAGCGGTTATGCCATACGCCTGCCGCAGCAGCGATCCGTAAACGTCGAGCTGCTCCCTCGAGTTGCTCCGCGCACCCGTCTTAAGGTCGTAGATATGGACTTCCCCGTCAGGGCTGACCATCGCCCTATCGACGTATCCCAAGACGGGGACGCCACCAAGGGTTCCTCGTACCTCGAACTCAATCGCTGGTCGCCCGTCCCCGAGGTCAAGCCACATCCAGCCGTTCTCGAACCGCGCGTCCCTCCATTGGAGGTACTGTTGCAAAAAGACTAAAAGTTTTTCAGTCCACCACTCGCCGTTTTCGACCTTGTTTCGACCGCCTGGGCGCAGCTTGTCCGTATCGACGGACTGCTCCTCGTACTTCCATGCGTCCTCGACAGCCAGCTCAGGGCTCAAGAACTTCATAAGATCCAGGTACTCAGTCGCGGTGTGAAAAACCTTCCCGCCGAACAACGCCCAGCTTGAGTCGGTTTCTACCCCCACGATTCGCTCAAGTCGATACTGCTCGCCGCACGTGCTGTACGACTTGAGTGCGCTCAGACTTAAATGCGCCTTGCCAGTAACTTCAGCGAGGACGCTCACTCTTCCTCCCGCGGGCCGAGGGCGACCCAATGCAACCCAGGCTCAACTTTTTCCTCCGCGAGCACGCACAAATCGGTGCGTTCAGCGATGCCATGACGTTCGACGGCGAGCTGCCAGCCGTCGTCAGAGCCGTCCCAAAAGACGACGCACCTTCCCTTATCAAGTGTGATAACCAATGTAGACCTCAAAAGCCAAATGCGGAACATGAAACACGTAGGTAACGGTAACCCATCAAGGGCTTCGGTTCAGGCGACACGCCGCAGCCTGCATAATAATGCGTGTGCTCATCTGCAACCCCAAAAAGGGGCTTACCCAGTAAATCCGCTGCGGGGGGAGTGAGCGAAATAGTCCGGAAACTGTGCCGTGTTCGCCTGATTGCAAGGGCAGCGCGACAGGAGGGCAGTCCAAGTACCGCAGGAGTACCTCTCGCTGTTCGCCATAGCGGGACTGTAATTAGGTCAGCCTTACTTCGCAACCATTTTGTCGGCGCGCCGCGGGTGTACTTTAAGAATCAATGTTTTTGTGAAACCTTGGGCGAGTCGCTTGTATTACTGTGCCAAAAAAACTACAATCCAATAGTTCGAGTGAAGGCACACCCATCAGTCTTTAACTAAGTTCTACATCAATCGGATGTATCGGAAGATCCTTCGGATCAGAAGCCACTCGCTCTGCGTAACCAAACCCGCGGTTCGGGTCATACACGACAACGGCGTTCTCACCGTCAAGCTTCGCAAGCCACTTATCAAGCCGATCATTTTCAACGTCGCTTAGCTCGAGTCCGGCACGACGGCGACCAAGGATGCGCAGCATTTTTGGTTGGTACTGACGTAAGTATTTCGTTGCGACTGTCCACGGCACTTCTTCCGTGTAGCGGTTTTGGGAAGTTAAACCAGCTCGTCCAATAGCAACACTGATCGTTGATCGAGAAAGTCGTACGCCAGTGTCCTCGTAAACTTTCTCAACAATATCCTCATGTGTGCACCCCAGACGCAACAGCTCTGCTAACTCTTTGTCCGTTGGACTAATGCGATTTCGCCCCACTGAGTCCTCTTTCCGCGTTATTGTCCGCCGTCGCCACCGGCATAGATATTCAGTTAGAAATATGATTGCAGCCGAAACATATGCCAAAGACAAGCGATTGCCTACTCAAAACACGGTAACGAGCAAACATAGGGTAATTTGTTTCAGTATTGATCCTGATTGCGGGACAAAACGAATAAATATGAGGTAGCACAACCGAGGGGGCCAAGATTACCGTCACCAAACCTGTGGATAAGTCCCCAAAAAATATGGCGTTTTTGGGGGGCTGTGTCCGGAGGGGGACTCGAACCCTTAACCGCATTACGGGTAAATCACGGTATCTCCTCCGAGTTAGTGCTACCGTGACAAATACAAAAAGCACGATAGGAGGACAGCTATGGCGCACGAAACTTTGAGCACAGCAGCTCGTCAATATGACGAGTGGATAGTCGCTCGAAAACTAAAGCCCAACACGCGAAAAAACAAGATCCAGACCCTCAACCATGCCAAGAAAGTTTGGGGAAATCCGATGGTTCGTCGGATCAACGCCAGCAACGTAGACAAGTATTTTTCCTCTCACGAGTGGGCTCCAAAAACCCGCAACCTTTACTTAGGAAACCTGCGGGAGTTCTTTCAGTTCTGCCGTGATCGAGGGATCGTGGAGCCTAGCTTCGACCCGACTCGCGGTTGGCGGGCAGCTCGAGAGGTGGACTCTCGCATGTTCTGGATTCCTGCCACCGAGTTCGATGACTTACTCGAGGCCGCCGACAAGTCCCACCCGCGGGATCGAATGATCGTAGCTGTCGGACTGTTCTCACTACTTCGAGGAAGCGAGGTACAGCTCCTCACCTTCGGGGACGTAGACCTCAAGGGTAAGTGGATGCGTTACCGAGTTCCCAAGTCAACCCCAGGCGAGCAGACGGAAATGGTAGAAAAATCAAATCCCATCGTGGACAACCTGGTCGATGAGTTCGAGCGATACTTCGAGTGGGTGCGGCAAACACAAGGATCAATACGGCCCGAATGGGTCTTGACGCCGCGGCGCAAAAGGCGCGTGTTCAACCACCACCAGACTTCGTTCCTGCCTCCAATCACGATGAACATGGACGAGCAGCTCTCCCACATTTACGAGCCGGTCAATAAGGCTTTCGCTGAGCTGGGATATGTCGGCCCCGAATACAAGGGCAAGACCGGAAACCACGCGCTGCGGCGTAGCGGAGCTCGAATGTTGCTCGACCATTTTCGCCTCAATCAAGGAGAACAGTCGGCCCTACTGCGCGTCAGCGAAATGCTGGGACACAAATCAATTAAAGACACCATGAAATACATAGGCCGAGATATCGAGAAAAACCAGCTCCACAGCCTCCTAGCGGGGACACGAATCGACCTGACAGGGCAAGCCCAGAATCAGCTACGGGCCGTCTAGTAACATGGAGGCATGGCAGAGGTAACGTCCACAATCTGCGACCTGTGCGAGTCACCCGCGGTTACCAAGGTCACCTGGCGACAAGACGCTCGAGCGACATACATCCTCGACCTGTGCGACGGGTGCTTCCAGCCGTTCATCCGATACAAGGAAGTCGGTAGGTCTGAGAAGAGCAAAAGAAAGTATGCAGGTTTCCGTAAGCAACAGTATGTCGATAGGGCGACAACAGCCTAAATCAGCCCTGAGGGGCACGTAGAGACACAAAAAAAGCCCCCCTGACCATTCCGGTCAAGGGGGCAATTCTCGTGGCTTCTGAGGGCTTAAATAACGCGCAGTAGGATCGTCGCTATTCCTCCGTTATTTCCCTCATTTTGAGCTGGGGGAGTAGTCCTCGAGTACGACACCCGCTCGATGTAAACGTTCACCTTCTCGCCAGTCGTGAAGTCCTCGAAAGGAACCACGGCGAACACTTGCTCAAGAGCCTCGAGCAGCTCCAAACGGTCAAACGCATAACCGTCATACCCCATGACTGAGCCAGCTCGATCAGTCTCCCGATCAAACAGCATGACAGGAACGCGGATCAGCCGCGTCCTCGTCGGAGCTGGGATAGCTCGCAGGTTGTAAGACGACACGTGAGAAGTGCCTGACTTGTCGGTAGACGCCTTGAGCTCGAGCGCAACGAAAATGTCCGTGAAAGGCTCATTGGGGTTCGAGCTGACTTTCCCTGTCCGGTCGTAACGCTCACCATCTGCGAAAACCACTTGCTGCCAGGTCGATGGGTTGGTCGAGCCCTCATCACGATTCGCGTAACCAATGACAGAGCCCGAAGATCCAGGCAAGTTCAGCACTCGAAGATCGCGCCACGTTTTCGCCTCTGCCGTACCTAAGCGGATTCGGCCAGTCTCGATGAAACCGCTCGCAACATAGGTAGTGGACTGCTTGTAGACACCAGCAGTTCCCGTCACACCAAGCACTAGCTTGTCCGTCGCATACGTGACGCTCTCGCAAGATCCCGTCACATCGACGTAAATGTCGTCGGCGTGAGCGAAGTCAAGCGGGTTGTTATTAAGTGTCTCGCCCAGATGGATGCGTACAAGGCCAGGAGCAGTCGAACGGTCGCCCTTTTGACATTGAGCTCCGACCGCTGCGTACACGTATGAGCCAACCGCGACAAAATCTTTCACGCCGTCGCTGGATTCGTGAATCAAAGGGCCAATGCTCAGGTTGCCGTCATCGTTGATCGAGGCGACGCGGGTGCCGGTCGAGGTTCCGATCATTAAGAAGCTGCCGACGTAAGCGTAAATAGTGTTCACGGTTTCGCCTCGAGGCATATCAGCGACTTGCACCAGGGCACTTAGCTGAATCGCGCTCGAGGTCGCGGTGGCCTCAATCTTGTAAATAGCTGCCTGGTCGCCAGCGTTACCAGCCAAGTAGATAGCCGACGGGCCTTCCGCAATATCAGTCCAAGTCCACCCGCTAGGGAAAGTAGTGCCAGGATCTATCTGAGTCCACGTTCCGCCCGCGCCTTCATGCACAGCCCTACCGACGGTTGCGATCAAGCGACCTTTGACCCAACGCACTAAGACGTTAGCCGTGGTCGAGAAGTTGTTGTAAAGCGTGCCGCCGCCAGCTGCGTTCGTGCCGGAGTAGATTTCACCGCCGGTCGTGCCGATGTACCAATTATCACCATCAGTGGTCAGAGAGTGGATGTTTGTGTTCGCGTAGCTCCACGTGACTGCACCATCCAGGTTGCTCATCTCAACGCCCGCGTCATTCGCAGTCAAAATCCCCGACGATGTTCCCAAGACCTCGATGTGCGTACTCGAAAGAGAACGAACGCTCTCAGTCTCGTTTAATAGCGTGAGCTGTCCTGGTGTCCACGGGTCAACGCCGCCACCCCTCGCGTAGCGGAAGCGAGACTCGCTCGTGTCGAGCTCGAGAGGCTCAGCGGAACGTAAGCCAGCTCCTAAATGCCACGACTCTTGCGAGCGATACCAGAAGCCCGAGTCGAGGGACTGCTCGCCAGGAGTCCGTTCCGTGTCAATGCGTTCCCTGCGAAAATCAGCTGTCTCCCTGAGCATAGGGTTCTGGTCTGACATAGCGAACAAGAAAGTGAGAGCCCCGAGGCTGCAATCCCACGCCTGGGAATCCGGAGCAAAAACCTTGCCACCTGGCATCTCAGTGAGGCCAAGACGCTCCACAATCCGCTCAGTAATCTGGTTCAGGTTAGACACTGTTCCACCAAATCATCTTGTTCTGGAAGTCGATTCCTACACAAACAAAAGGCCGGTATTTATCACCGGCCCTACGCAAACCCCAAAAATTAAACGTCACGAAACAACGCCGTACTTGCTAGCCCACTTACGCAAGGTGGACAACTTGTACTTAGAGTCTATTTTTCTTTTCGGTGCCCAGGTCTTGTGGTTTGGCAAGCGCATCCACATGCCCTTCCAACCAGCGGCTTCCTTCATAGCGTTAGCCAAGGCACCCAACGACTCCTTCTGAGCCTGCGTGAAATCCTTCTTCAAGCCCTTGCTTACGACCTCGACACCCGCAAGGTAGTCAGCAGCTCTATCGTCAGGAATGTTTAATCGAGCAAACCGATCAACACCCTTAAACGATCCGCGGCCCGAGTGATAAACCGGATATGCACAGTGCACGTACACCGATCCATCCCGATCCAGCGAGAAGTTAGCTGCGGGCACGCGGAACTTACTTTGCACGTAATTGATTACGCCTTTGTTTGCGCCTTTCTGGTTACCTGGCGCACTAGCCAATCGGCTTGAAGTGGCCGACCCAGCGGTGTGATGAATCATTAGTGCGACAGGGTTACCCTTCCGCTTCCAGCTGATACCCCTTAGCTTGTCATCCCACTTATCAAAGTAATAAACCTTGCCAGGGAGCCTCTTATCGAGTGCGACCTCGAGGCGAGCAGCAAACCCCTTAGCCACTCTTCCTGCCAAAGCGCGGGTTTTCCTTATTCAGCGCATCCACGAGGACAGTCAGTGCAGCTGGGGCCGCAACCACAACCCAGATCGGTAACCCAAAGTCAGCGATATTGTCGATAGCCCACGTGAGAGCTGTCGCAGCAAACACCTTTAATGCAACACCCAAAGGGTGATCGTTAATGAAAGTCATTAAGTCTTTCCAGCTGTTCATTTCTTCCCTGACCATTTCGTCTTGTTGGCCCAATAAGCCGCCGACATTTTTCCCTTGGCGATGTTCTTGCCGTGGCGACTCTTAAAGTCCTTGTTGCGTTGAGTTCCAGTAGGGGAGCCCGAGACTCCCTGTTGCCCGAACCGAATCGTCTTAATCTGGTCGCCCTCTTTGGCGACAACCACGTGCGACTTAGTTGGGTGGTTAGGTGTGCGCTTAGGCTTGTTGTATCCAGATACGCCTGCACGCTCGAGTCGAGGATCTTTCTTCGGTGGCATTACTTCTTTTTCCGGCCCTGCATTTTCTTAGCAGGCTTCTTCTTGGCAGCCATACCCATCGCAGGCTTAGCCTTCTTTGTCATGCCCGACTTCTTCATTCCCTTGCCGTAGTGACCTGGCATTACTTCTTCCTCCTCTTAACGGCGGCGTTATCGACAAGATTGGGGTAAGGCCGACCAGCGGCTTTAGCACGTCTCTTGGCAGCAGCCTTCTGCGCACCAGATAACGGTGTGGACTTTTTCTTCGGGTTTGGCTTGTCCCAAAATGCTTTCTTCGAGTGCATTAGCGTTTTCCTTACGACCGCAATTTTCACAAATAGACATTCCACGCCACTCCACGTAGGAGCAGGCATTTAGACAGGGCACGGTTCCCCCTCGCAGCAATTTGCCTTTGCGCCACAAAAGGGACACAGCCAACGCGAGTGAGTCCCGTCAAATGTTTGGCCGCACCACAAACACTCAATCACTTTGGCTGTTCAAGATGCCACGTAATATGGTGATCGAGTTGCTCTTCCAACTTCTCGTTCTGCTTCTCAATACGGTCAAGAACATCACGCATCGACGTTCCACCGTTGGGGGTCATTTCTTTTCTAATCCGGCTAATCCTTGCGTCAATGACAAAGATCAAACCCGAAAGAAGCAGACCGAAAATACTCAGGACTGCGAGCAAAGCACCCGGAGTATCAAGATTCCAATGCACTATGGAGCCTCTTCCTCAACAACAGGAGCGACGAACACATCCTCGTTAGCGTCGTAAGTGAAACCGATACCCGCGTACCGGCCCCTGGTCTTACCGTTGAAACTCGTGCGAATCCAGGTTCCCGGCAAGCCAATGCCATTGACGTAAGCCTGTATCGCTGCGTCGTTCTCGTCACCACCAAGACCATCTGGTACGACGATGACTTCACGGACGATTCCGTCCTCTACTCGTGCTGCGTGTGCCATTACTAACCTTCCTACGCTGTTCTTACTCTGACGATTACTACACCGCTGCCGCCAGCGCCACCGGTACCGGAGTAACCAGCACCAGCACCACCGCCCGTGTTGGCGGTTCCGTCCGACCCGGCAACACTTGATCCTCCTGCATTACCACCACCACCAGAACCGCCAGAACCTCCGGTGATGCTGCCACCGCCGCCTCCACCACCAGCGCGAGTGACTGCTGAACCTGTGATGCTGGATGACAAGCCTGCTCCTCCGTTACCGCCCGTGCCGCTGCCGCTGCCTACCGAACCAGCACCGCCAGCACCACCACCTGCACCACCGCCTTGAATGCTTGGCTGTCGTACTGACCCGTCGTTGCCTTGTCCAGATAGACCTGTGCCTACAACTCCAGTTGTACTGACACCTTCCCCGCCACCGGAACCACCGTTTGTCGGTGACAAGGAAGCAGTTCCACCACCGCCGCCACCAACCCCGTAGTAACTCCCAATGCGGCTACCAACACCGGGGAAAGCAGGTGCGGAAGTAGTTGGTGCTGCGGCTCCACCTGCGCCAACGGCTACGGTCAAAGTCCCAGCGGATAGATACGCGCTTCCAGCGTCTAGGTACCCGCCTGCGCCTCCTCCTCCACCACCGTTGCGGCCTCCGCCGCCGCCACCACCAACGACAAGAACGTCAGCAAACCCAGCCGTGTTCACCGTCAGCGATCCACTCGCCGTGAATGAGTAGTACGCATACGTCGCTGCGCCAGAAGTGTAAGTTCCCGTAGCCGTGTTACCGATAGAAGCAAAACCAGCAACAGCGGTGTACGGACGCGCTACACGGATGACGACCTTGCCGCTACCGCCGTTGCCACCTGCAGATGAACCACCAGAACCCGCACCTGATCCTGTGTTCACAGAACCATCGCCGCCTGTCGTCGCAGAACCTGCGCCGCCTCCACCAGAGCCACCCGCGCCATGCGCAAAAGCACCATTAGCACCGCCGCCTCCTCCCCGAGTGACGGACGAGCCCGTAATGCTTGAAGCAACTCCGTTACCACCATCGCCGCCTTCACGAGTAGACGAGTCAGAGCCGTCCTCGCCAACTTGCCCTGCACCACCTCCACCGCCACCACATTGGCTTCCTCCCGAACCACCAGAAAAACCACCTGCCGTGGTAACACCCGGAGTGACCGTTACGTCGCCACCACCACCACCAGAACCACCGTCGCGTCCAATGCCACGGTTAGTAGACCCACCGCCGCCAACTGCCCAAAACTCTCCTAGCCGTGACTGCAATCCGTTGCTGCTGTCTGCGGTCGTGCTTGATCCAGCACCACCCGCGCCAATAGTGACCGTGTAAGTATCGGGTGCGAAGTAAAGTTGCTTCTCAAAATACTGTCCTGCCCCACCGCCGCCGGAAGGCCCCTTAGCGCCGCCTCCACCACCGCCGATGACCAGCACATCAGCAATGCCAGCCTGCGAAACCGTTATGGACGACGACGCATTGAACTCCCAATAGTCATACGTCACTCCACCGCTGGTGTAGTTACCCGTAGGGGTGTCACTAATCGCTGCACCAGCAAGACCAGCACCACCGATCTGCGTACTACCCAAATACAACTTAGCGGTCGTTGGCATCAGTCAGTCACCACATACAAGGTCGTAGCAACAGGAGTAAGAGCGTCATACTCCGCTTGAGTAAGAGCGATCACTTCAACAATGCTCGCGTCTGCGCTTTCCACAGCGGTAGCGATCAGGTCAGCAACATTTCTTGATCGTGTCATTACTTTCCCTTATCCAATGCGGTAACGAACGATGACCATGCCGTGCGAGCCCATCGCGCCATGAGTCGAACCAGTAGCGCCCATGCCGCCGCCAGCGCCGCAACCAACGCCACCAGCGTCCGACCCCTTGGAGTTGTTGCTCTGCGCTCCGTCGCCACCACCACCGGCTCCCCCTGTGCCTCCTTGTCCGGTGCTGTACCCGCCGCCGCCGCCGCCAGCGGCGTAGCCACGAGAGATCCCATCGAACTTGTAATTTGCTAGGCCGTTTCCGCCGTTTCCGCCTAGGTAGTTGCTGTCCATTCCAGCGTCCGATCCTTGGGAGACGTACCCGCCTCCGCCGCCGCCTGAATAGCCTGGTGTCGAACCGCTGCCTGCTCCACCCTGATGGCCTTGACCTGATGTTCCTGACCCACCAGCGGGTTGCCCACTAAGGCTGGGGCCGGATGAGCCGCCTCCGCCTGAGCCGCCCGCGTCGCCTTGTCGAGTTCCTGAGTACGACATGGCACCCTCGCCGCCTGCAATAGCAGTCAACGAACCGAATGCGGAATCTTCCGAAACGTAGTTAGCGTCTTGGTAATAAAACTGCCCAATACCTGAATACTGACCGCCCTTGCCGACGGAAACGGTGTACGTCGAAGCGGTTACCCCGTAATCAAAATTCAGGATCAATCCGCCACCGCCCCCGCCACCCCCGCCATATGAGTTCGAGGAGTTTCCGTGTGCGCCGCCACCTCCCGCAACACAAAGAAAGTCAACGATTCCGGCTTGGGAGAACGTGATACCCCACGAGGTTTGCGTCCCCGTGTAATCCCAGCGGTGAACTCGGTACTGACCACCGTTTACGGTGCCAGCAGTCCCGTCACCTGTGAACGTGTAAGCGGTCGCGGCACCCGTGGTGCTACTTGCGTAAGCCCAGTTCTCTGGAGCAAGTCCAGATACAATCTGAGCCGAACCAAACGGGTTCTTTAAACGATCAATAGCCATTTCAGGAAATCTCCGATCCGAACAATGCGAAGGTCAGATTCGCGTTACTTGCACTAATGCGCACATACTTATTGGTTGCATCCAACGTGAGGCCAAGAGTTAGGCCGACAGTCTCGAACCCCGTCAAAACATCGTTACGAACTATGTACTTGCTCGTCGCTGGTTCGCCCGAGTTCGAGTCCGAAATCGCAATCGTGTAGTACGCAGCAGTATTGCTGCGATTACAGATCGTGAGTGTGGACACGACGGCTGCCGTAGCAGACGGGCAGGTGTAGAGCGTGGAGTGTTCAAACGCTGTGAGCGTGCCTGTCGCTGCCGCGCTGCTCACATCGGACGCAACCGAGGCGAACGAGAGAGTCGTACTCGTGACAGCGGTGACGGTACGAATACCGTCGAACGCTGCGTCAGCGGTATCCATCACAACGCTGACTTGCTGGCCCACGCCAATGGAGTGCGATGTACTCAACGTCAACGTCGCTACGTTGCTCGTTAACGCTTTGTTGGTGACTGACAGGGACGACGCGCTCGACGCTGCCTGCCCTAGCACCTTGTATGTCGTGCCCACTTAGGCTCCCATCAATAAAATTGGACTGAAACCCGCACTCGCGAGTTCCGATTGAGTGGCAAACAACGCATTTGCTTGTGCTTGCGTGTAAGTGTTCGCCACCGAGAACGAAGCGAACGCGACCACCAACACCTCATCACCAGCGGTAGCACCGCTGGCAAGAGTCACCGTGTTCGTGGAAGTCGTGTAGTCATTACCTGGCGACAGCAGCACACCGTTCAGGAACACTTGCAGAAGCGATCCCGTAAACGTCAGCGATACACCGTTCCGGTCATTACCCGTGAACGCTGTCTGCGATCCAGTAGCCGTGTACTCGTAAGTAATAATTGACGCTGTTGCAGCGGCACTCGCCTTAATCCAACCAGAACCGTCATAGACGTACATGCCGATCTGCTCCGACGTACCCGTGTTCAGGTAGAACAAGGCTCCCGAAACTAGCGCGTCACCGTCATTGTCAACAGTCGGAGCAGACGACTTAGACCCCAAATACCTGTCATCGAATGAGTCCAACGATGCGGCAGCAGCCGCAGCAGAGTTCGCGGCAGAAACGGCACTAGCAGCAGAACCAGTCGCGCTAGTACCAGCATTGGTCTCAGAAGTACCAGCGTTAGTTGCAGACGTTGCCGCGTTCGTTGCTGACGTAGCCGCAGCAGTAGCACTAGCGGCAGCGTTCGTCTCGCTAGTCGAAGCGTTACTCGCAGAAGTAGCTGCGTTAGTTTCCGACGTACCAGCGTTAGTCGCTGCTGTGCTTGCCGTGGTCGCGCTAGTCGAGGCGTTCGTCTCACTCGTTGACGCTGCCGTGGCAGAAGTCGCAGCCGCAGTAGCGGAAGTCGCCGCGTTCGTGGCCTGAGTGGTCGCTTGAGCGACCTGGCTCGTAGCAGCGGTATCCGTGTAGTTCTTGGTCGCAGCATCCTGCGCCGAAACCGGATCACCAAGTCCGGTGATCTTGTTCGCACCAGCAGCAAGGTCGCCACCCAGCGTGGCAGACGTTAACGTCTTATTCGTCAACGTTTGAGTCTCAGTCTCACCGACAACATTCGATGTAAGAGCAAGGCCGTGAACATTATTGGTTGAGTCCTCGTGTTGACGGGACTCGCGGAAATCACGCCCACTAAAGGCGTGCTCGACCTGACAGCCGACAGAGTGAGCGACCGCGGTAGTCGAGTCCACTCCACGAGTGATTGTGAGGATCGTTCCCGAGACATTCGTACACTCGACCAGCTCTTCATCAATCGTGTCCTTATCCAGAACGATTGTGAACGGGTAGCTCGTTGGGTATCCGGAGGCGAGCGCAACAGTTATCGACGTATCGGTCGAGTTAATGCCATTGACCAGAGTGGTCTTTTTGGCCGTGGATGAGTAATAACGTGCTTGCGCCATTGTCTACCTCTCGTAGTGGACGCGAATCGGGTTTTCTGCTTGCTGCTGACGACGAACTTCCTCGAGCCGCGTCCGGTAAAGACCCAGGAGGTACTTACCTAGACGCTCACCAGCACCGATAGGACGCATGTTCGCCGCAAGATCAGCGGTTGCACTCAAGCCCGAAACCAGCGGTGTCTCGAGGTAAGGAACCATCCGGTATGCAGCTCCGAGTCGCACCACATCAACAGCACTGTCAGGAAGTCCGGATGCACTAAACAAGTCCGTGTCGTTCGCCAAAGTCTGCGGAGGGCCGCCCGTGCGAACGTGAATACGCTGCCCTGGAACCGGCTGCTGGTACAAGCTCAGTTGAGCTCCACCGCTGCCGTAAGGACGCAGCTCGTAGTGCCGGATCGGAACGAACTCACCCGACGGGCCAATCCGTTCCCCAGCTACGCGCAGTACGTGGCGAGCGTTCGTGTTCGACAGTACGAAGTTAGTTTTGGTCGGATCTGACGTTAGGTACTCGTCCTGAATCGCATACAAGTCAGGGTAGACAGCTCCGATGCTGTCATTTACCGCTTGCTTAACAGAGAATCGTGGGAACTGAGGCGAGGAAACGACTCGAGTACCCGCCGAGTGGGTCGCAGCAGTGGTTCCACGGAACCCTCTCCCGTACGGCGGCATGGTGATTGTTTGAGAAGCCCTATCGACGTTATCAACCTGCAACAGCTCATAGCCGATTTCGCACACGCCACGAGAAATAGCGGAAGCGTCACTGACGCTCGCCGTCAAGTCCGTCGTTGCCAAGCTCCCCAGCAGGTACGTTGATTGGTCCTGCTGAGAAGTAAAACCCGACAAGTACAGAAGCGTCGAGTCAACAACATCACCCAAAGTAGTGCTCATGCGCCTACCGCCTGGATCGCAGCTTGCGCAGCCTTATGAGTGCTTTTCTCTGGCTGTAAGCCAATAGATTTCGCGTAAGCGTAAGTGTTCAAGTCTTTATTAACTTTCGCGGCAGTCTGACCTTGGATACGCATGTTCGCGTCCCGAGCACAGTCACCCCAAGATTCGTGATCCTGGGTAGGGCATCCGGTTCGACACATTTCTAAACGTCCTCGATGTATGCGGAGAAGCCAGCAGCGGTGATTGCCGTGACTTGTGCGTCAGTTAGTTCGTGGCGGTGGCCGCCCAGGAAGTAGCTGTCGGCCAGCCTCAGTCGCTCCGCGGAAGGAAACGACACGAGCGACCCGACGCCACTCTCGATCAGTAAAGTCTGTGGAGTTTTCGTGGTCACGAAGTCGCCGAACAAACGATCCGTCGCGTACTTCTCACTTATCTGCGGTGTAGTCAGAATCTTCACAAAATCTCCTTAACGCGAGGAGGGGCCGACCGAAGCCGACCCCTCCCACATTCACTCAGAGTGATTAGGTTGCGTTAGTCGCAATCGTTGAACCCGAAGTGATTTTGCGGAGTGCCTCTGTGCGATAAAGTGACCACCCGCACAGGCTGTACCACCCGTATGGGCGGAACCTCGAAAGGCGATCCACAACCGGACCGAGGCGCACGGAGGGCTCAACGGCGCACGCTTCTGCGAGTGCCTGCTGCCCAACAACGAACGTGCTGTACTCGTCCTCACCGCTAGGACCCGTGGCCGAAGCCATGGGTGCGCGAGAGGTTTCGATGACATAAGTGCCACCAAAAACGCCCGTGGTCTGCTCAAGGAGAGCCCCCACGTTTGGCTCCGTGTGCTTCCGAATATCCTCAAACGAAAGCGCACCTGTCTCGTTGCGCAGATCGAAAGCAACATCTGGGTGCATGTACGCCGCGTAGAGCGAACCCTGACGCGGAACCACGTTATCGCCGCGGAGCTTGGCAACGGCCTTACGGATAGAAGTACCCGTAATCACGCCCGCGTTCAAGTCCTCGGTCTGACCAGCGGCAGCACCGTCCAGCACGGTAGAAACAACCTTGTCCAGGCTGTCCACCATGTTGAATCCGATGAGGTTAGCGATCGCTGGATCAATGTCAGCGAACGCAGTCTCCTGCACATAACGAGTGTTGACAACAACGTTGCCGTACTCTTTGAGAACGACGCTAACTTGGTCAACGTCGTCAAGCGCAGCCGCATCGAGGTCAGTTACCTCTGCCAACGGTGTCGTGGCCTGAGCCAGATCGTTGTACAGAGAGAACGTGACCGCGTACCCAGGCATAGCCTGTTGCACCGGACGCTTATCGGCAAGGTCGCGGTAGACGACCTGTGACCGGAGTTGGAAATCAATCATCCGGTCGTATGCGCGCGCAACTAGATCATCAAAGCCAGTGCCAGTGCCACCAGCTGCGAGCGTCGAACTAACCGTCGGCGGCGTCTTAATAGACGCACCGGAGTTAGATGCTGAGTCAATAAAATTGTCAGCCATACTTGCGATTCACCCCCCTTAAGGGTGTAGTAGTGATGTGGATTACTTGACCGGCCCGTACTTGTTGCCAAACAGAAGTTCGTTTAACTCCTCTTGACTCTGCGCATTAGCGATGCGGGTTTGCAAATCACCCGCGTCCACCGCTGTCGCGGCAGACCCAACGGAAGCGATACGAGCTGCGGCCTGGACTTCCTCAGAATCTCCCTGAGGTTGCGTCTCGAGCCCAAACAAGTCAGCGTTCTCACCTATCCAGGCTTCAACTTCATCAACGGTCGTAACCGATTCGGGGATGAACTTGCTGATACGCGCATCCACGCCTTTTTCGGTCAGTACGCCCTCTACGACACTCTTCCGGCTGGCAGAAGAAAACTCGTCCACTTGCTTGCGGAGTTGATCTACTTCCTTTTGCTTAGCCTTGTATGCCTTGCGGAGCTGTCGAACAACGTCAGTACCCGAATCGTCATCCAGGTTGTCGATGTCGAACTCGTCGTTTTCGGACATTGGTGTTCTCCCTATCTCTTCTATGTGAATCGCCAGCCGCAGAAAACACTTGGGGGAGTGCCTAATGGCTCTGACTACCGGACTGTTTCTCGCCAGGGGCCGGTCGGTCCTGGTCGGCGTGGAGGCGGTGGGATTCGAACCCACGTTCCTCACGTTGCCCTCTTGGGGATTTTCGTGAGGTCTTACCTATTCGCCCCCGCGGTCTTACCCGCGATTAGTGTCAAGCGAGGAGCTAGTGATCCCAGATCGACCACTAAAGCGCGCTCGCTCCCGAGACTGCAAGCCTCGAATCTTCTTTGTTGCGTCAGGATCGTTAACAAACTGCGCGCTCACGACTTCATCGTCCGTTAGTTCGCTACCCTCGATGTTCGACAGACGGGAAGTAGCGTCACGAATCACAGCTGCCTTACCGAACTCTGACGTAAACGCTCCCACGTTCACATCTTCATCACCAGAAAGGGAAGCGACGCTCTCAGCAGTGGCCTTGTCAATATCAAGTGTTGCTCGAGCTGCCGTTGCGCCCAGCAAGGTCGCGTTACTGATCTGGTTGATCTTGTTTTGCGTGCGCACAGGGTCAAGGACGTACTCAGTGAGAGTGGCTGCGTCGAGGCCGTAATACTCCTCGAGAGCAGAAGCGACCTCAGGGCTCGTATCTTGGACCACTCGAGCAGCGTCGGTGACTCGAGCGCGAACCTCATTCACGCTGACGGAGTAGTCGGTCACGAGCTCCGCGATAGCGTCGAATTGGGTTTGCGTACCGTCTGGCCCAAGGAAGTCCCGCATACCAGCTTCACGGAACACTCCGCGGTAGTCCCGCTCCAAGCCCAGATACTCAGCCTCGTTGCGAATGTCCGTGATTCCTTGCGCCCGCAAATCCACTAAGCCCTTAAATCGAGTCTTGTACTGTTCCGTTTCCGTGACCTTGCTAAGAATGACCTCAGTGTTGTTTCCGTACTTCACGATTAATTGGTCGATCTGGTCAATCAGACCTTCCATGCCGCCCCAGCCACCAAACGTGGTGCGCAGGATCGCTCGAGCCTCCTCGTCCAGCTTCTTCTTCTCATTAGCGGCACGGATATTTTCTTGCGCTTGAGCTATCTCCGCAGCTGTTGGCTGCCGAGGCGCAGGCGTCCTGTCTTGTGGAGTCTGTGGGGGGGTGTAGTTGTTTATTTGAGATTGAATCCCGCTAACAACATTCTGAATATGCTGAACGGAACCGACAGACGCTAAACCTCGAGAAGCAAGATACTGCTGGTATTGCAGCATGTTCTGGTGATTGCGTAGGTTCTCATCATAAGGAGTAGCCACTCAGATCACCCAAATCCAAACATTTTGCCGACACTGCTCACTGTCCGTGCGTACGTTTGTTGCGCGTCAAGGCTCCCTTGCCACTCGTCAAGGCCACGTATGTACTCCTCTGCCTCATACAAAGGTCGAATACGCATCTGACCGTTCGCGTCCTGGTACTGCATCATCTGTTTCAAGATCGGATCACTCATGCCGAGCGAGCCATTGGTGCGCCCGAGCATCCGTTCCGCGACGCCGCGGTAAGGAGCCGACAAGTCGTAAATGTCGTACCCGTTCTGGATTTGCTCAGCCCACGACGGGTACGCACCCACCATGTATTGCGAGCGCAGTTGAGTCTTGACTTCATCGAGTGTCATGTTTTGGAAAGAGACGTTACTCAGCAGACTGTCAGCGTCAGCCTGCGAAATCTCTAAACCGTTCCTACGGCTCCACGCGGAAAGCTCCGACGCGGCTGCACCCAAGCTGCCAGTAAAACCAAGGTTGTCCTCGCTGGCCGAGAGCTGCTCATTAACCTGAGCTTGCAGAGCAGTCTCGATATCGAGGCTGCCCCAATTCTCACGGTAAGCCTGATCCGATAACGCAACAAGCGTTTCCTCTGCCAGATCAACTCCGACTTGAGCAGCCCGAGACTCAATGGCAAGACGCTTATCACCAATCTGTGCCTCGACCTCACCCGCCATAGTCGGGTCAGCAAGGTTAGTTGCTGCGGCCTGTTCTGAAAGTTGCAAGCTTGACCAGAACTCGTTTTCCCGCAAGGCGCGGTTCCAGAAGTCCTGTGCGTCAGCAGCAGACTCGAAAGCGTTGGGGTTGTTCTTGTTCAGCCGCTTCTTGTATTGCTTGGCTTTCTCGAGAAGAAAACCCGACGGGTCGTTCTGAGCCAGCTGAAAAATAGCAACATACTCGCTCTTAAGTCGCTGACGATCAGATGACTCCATACTTGCATCGCTTGGATCTGCGCTCACAGGTTCGCCTTCGTCCTCTGTTCACGAATGAAATCGCGCGTGTAGTCGAGGGAAGCCGTATCCATCTGGTACTTCTTCCACTCTGGGTTCTCGCGCAGCACCTCCGCTAGTACCTCTTCACGCTCAGAGTTAGTGATGCCAGTCTCAGTGCGCGTCGTACTGCCACTCGAGCGTGAAATAGTTGGGGACTCGCCCTCCTCTTCACGCACCCGCTTAAGCAGCTTGTCAAACTCTTTCTCTGTAATCCGGCGACCAATCATTTCCTCCGCAAGACCGTTAGCGAGAAGCCGCACATCAGCCTCGTTCGCTTCCGTGTACGAGTACCGAGTGCCACCGCCACCAGAGCCGCCGCCACCGAAACCTGGCATCATCCGGAACTTCCGGCCTTGGTCAAGTGCGCCCATGATGGAGCCGCCGTCTTCGGCAACGTCATCGACCATGCGATTAAACGCGGCATCTATGGATGTGTAGCTCTCGATCTTGACGCCGAAATAGCCCTCGATACCCGCGACAAGGTTGGCGTACTCCGGATTGTTCTCCACCCCGCCGCCCTTAGCGCGAACCTCGTTAATGTAGTTCTTGGCCTCATCAATGGATTTTGTTTCGCGGTTAGTCATCAAGCCACCGCCGCCCAAGCGGTCAAGGCGGTCGTAAAACTGCTCGCTCTGGTCAAAGATGACACGCTGCGGGCCAGGTTTCCGTTCCGTTCGCGTGAACTCCTCACCCTCGTCGTCCACCATCGTCACTTCACGAACTTCGGTGCTCGAGAGGCCGTCCTTGCTTAACTCCGTTTTGTAAGGGCCGTAAGTGCGGTCAACAACCCTGCTACCACCCTCATCGCCTGTAACTTCGTCGTCATCCATGAGCTCCAAGGAGGCCCCGTTGACGCAAACAACCCCACCGCTGCTGTCCATCTTGAGCAAGTTGCTTTCACCTTTTGCGGCTAGCCGTTCCTCCATATCAAGTGCTGCAATTTTGTTTTCCCCGCAATACCAAGACTTAGCCATTAAGCAGCCCCTTCCACGCTATCGAGCTTCGTCATCTTGAGCCTCGCTATGACTGCACCGATGTAATGCCTAACTTCCGGATTTTGAGGATTGTTGTACGCCTTCACGTTCGCCCAAAAATCCCGTTCAGCCTTAGCCCGCTCACGCTCGTCCTTGTTAGTTGTTCCAGGGTTAGCGAGACGCCTCGCGTCCCACAGCTCCCACTGCTGGTTCACGAAAGCAATACGTTGAGCAACAGGGCGGTCGCCATAAGTGCCGTCGTTAGATTCCTTATCCAGCTCAACGAGCAGCCTGTTCATCGCCTCGTACGACTCCTGGGCCGACCCCTGCCGCATCGTCATATTTTTCGTTGCCATAGACCCGTACTCACGTTCCAGGTTGTCCTTCTCGAGTTCGGTTCGTTTGTCAGCGAACTTGAGCTGATCGAAATAGCCTGGATCGAGCTCGTTTAAGTTTTGCCGGTATTCAGTGTCTCGCTGAATCTCACGACCGATCAGGTAGTCGTACTCAGACCTAGCCAGCTGGTCGATGTACAGCTCCTCTTCCTTCTTCACCTTGATTCGGTCAATAAAGCGCATCTGCTTCCACATGGCTGAGGAGAACTCAATGCGGTCTGATCGAGGTGTAAAGAACGAGTACGCACCCCTGTAAGCGTCGTTGTCGAGCCACTTCTTATTCTCTGGCTCCCGCGACCACTCCATAGCCGCCACGGACGGTTGCACCATCGCCGCCTCCGAGGTCGGCCCACCCACCGTAGAGAACGTCGATACGCGGTACGGGGACAGGTTGTAGCTCCCCGTCACGTAAGGGCTGTCCTTCAAGTCGTCCAGCAGGAAACCCATCCAGTTATCCATCGCGTAATCCTGCGGAGACAGGTACGTGTCACCACGCGACTCAGCGACAGTTTTCAAAAACTCATCAGACAAGCCCATGACGGCTTCCCTGTGGATGTTCTCGTACGCGGCAAGATTCTCGATACCCAGCTGCTTACCGAACTGGCTCGTGTCATCAACGCGCAGTTGCGGGGGAGGAGCAGAGAAAACCCGCATAACGTCTTTGGCTCTGAGCCCAGCTATCGTTAACGCATTTGCGTACTGCTCCTGCTCAGTCCCCTTCAAGTCCTCGTAGCTCGTGAACTCACGTTCAGTAACGGAACCGTCAGGGTTCCTCACTGTCAAGGTGTCCAGCTCGCCTCGAGAGTGCATCCAAGCTAGTGTTTGCAGATACATCGTAACTTGCGCGCTTTCGCGCTCCTCTTGATTAAGAAGGTTCGATAATGTCTTTGCGTGAGCAGGTAACCCTGCGTTCACTGCATCAATGAACCACTGACCCGTAGGCTCGTAGTACGGGCCAAGAGCGAGCTGACGTATGCCAGGGAACTTGTCACCAAGATCCCCCAACTCGAACACGATAGATGTGAACCCAGCAGAAATCCCTGTAAGTCCAGGGACAAGGTTGTTCTCGAAATCCAGGGACGGGCTCGATGCGAGTGCCTTGCCGGTGATCGAGTAAGGCATATCCTCGTTCCACATGCCTAGGTCTTGGCTCATTAAGACACTTAGGGTGCGCAGTAAAACCTGATTGCCAGGTAGCGCGAAATAGTCGGCCCCGAACTGATCCTTGAAAACAAAACCGTTGTCCTGCGCGATCCCGTAAATCAATGCTCCCTTAGCGATAGCTTCGGGGTTCTGCACCGCGAGCCGCCGAATACGCCGCCAAAAATCCTCAGTAGCGCGGTAGTAGCGGGAAACGTTACGGGACTTCCATGCGACGTTTGTGCGAACAGCCGGATTGTCCAAGTACGCGAAAGAAGCCTCGTAAGCCTGCTCCGTGATCGTTTGGGTACTGAGTACCTCGACGGCTTCGTCAATGGCTTCCCGATTGACTCCTGGGCTTCTACTTTCGATTTCGTCTGCGAGAGTGGCTCGCTGCTTCGCGGTGTTGCGATGGATGCGCAGGACGTTCGCCCAAAAAATCGGCCCTTTAGACAAGCGTGCGTTTTGCCGGTTCATCCAACGCCACGAGTGGTTAATCAAGCCTCCCGTGTCCGTGGCGACAGGAATAAGCGGATCTACCTGTTCAGGAACAAGCAGAGCTGGCGGTAAATCGTCATTCGGGATGCGAGCGAGGTCGCTGGCCGTTACGCGATCCTTTAATATGATTCCTTCGCCGTCGAGTTGCTTCTGAGCTGGCCTGTACCAACCCAAGTATTTCCCTTCGGGGCTAAAAAACTTCTGCAACAGCTCCGCGTTAATGCTCCCGTCTTTCCGCTGGAACAGTGAGAGCACTGACTCGAAATAGTCGGAAGAAAAACGGTCTACATCTTCGGGACGCTGCAAGTTAGAGAACCGCTGTGACCAAGCATCATTTTCGTCCATCGACGCGATCAGGGTGCGAATCTGTTGCTTCGCCTCAACGACAGTCATCTCGCCGCGGTAGACTAAGTGAAGAAGCTGCACTGACAGCTCACCGACCGGCCCATCGCCATTCATCACCCAATTCAGCTGGTGATGCCAATGCTCGTTCAGTCGCGCCGTTACCTCAGTCGCCGTGGTGTATCCACGATCAACTCCGATAGCCGAGCCACGGACGGGGGGAGGCTTACTGCCTGCGTAACCAACACCAGGGGGAAGTTCCTCCGCGACACCGATCATCTCATCCATGTACCCAGGGAGGTCACTGCTGTTCATGAACCGTCCCGCGCCAGTGACGCCCTCGAGTAGTGCCCGCTCCGCATCTCCGGTAGCTACCCGAGCGATCAGCTTCTTCTCTTGGATCGTCAATGGGACGGGGCCGATCTTCTGCGCAACAAGAGCCCTCAGGAACAACTCGTAGAACGGCTCAGAGTCGCCGTCAACAAGAAAGTTTATGGCGGTGCGCCATTCCTCATTACTTATGAAATCTTCCTGACGAACCTTGCCCTTAGCTGGCCCTCTACCTCTAATGCCGACGCGAGGAACCATCGCAGGCGCGATCACATGCCTGAGTATTTGACCCCCGAGGCCGTTCAGGTCGGCCCAATCGTCAATTACGTCCGGAAGGTTACGCCCGTCACCCTTCACTACCTGCCAGCCAAACGTGCGGCTCGATTCGAGCCAACGGTTAATGAAACCCACGTTCTGCTTGTAAATAAACTGTGTTTCACCTTTTTTGCTTCCGCGACCCTTAGTGACGTAAACGTCAGGCTTTAACCTGCCCAGAGTGGTGGTTACCTGGCGGCCACTAACCCAATCGAATGGTCGTCCTCCCGTCAGGAAGAAGAACAGGTTTTCCTCAATCGCGTTGCGTTGACCGAAACGGTAACCAGCGAGCGTCCCCCACGACCAACCATCAGTCGCTCGTTGCAAGCCATAGCCGCCCCGATGCAGCAGGCCGATGTACCCACCTATGTCGTTTCTGTACGTCTCAAAATCAGAAATCGTCGGCACAACAATTTGGTCTGCGGTCTGATCAAAATGCAACGCGCTAGGTACTCGAGCACCCGTTTCTGGGTTAACGGAGTCACCCAGGTTGCGTGCTACGTCATCGGACGGCTTCGGCGGGTCTGTCGGTTTAAGTGCTGGTGTCTTAGGAACAAGCTCCTGCCTCGACCCGAGAACAACGGTTGACAAGTAATCGTCAATAGCGTCATCGAGCTCGCCGTCCTTAAGCTGCTGCCGCGCTATTTTACGTTGTTCATAAATCCATTCGTCGCGGTCATCGACGGCCTGCTCTTTCCGGCCCTTTCGACCACCTTTAGCCCAAGGAACCTGGATGCGCAAGTACTGGCTCTTGCGTGAGGGCTTCTTCCTGTGCTGCTTCCACGCCGCCTCGATTTCTTCCGGCGTCATATCGTCAATGTTGATCTGCTCTTTATCGACAGTCTTGACCCTGCGACCGCCTCGAGAAGCGGTAAGTACGCCGAGCCCCTCAATGTATTCCGTAGGTATTGCCGCATTCCCAGGTAGTAAGTCGCCCGCCATATTTACCCGCGGGGCGGGTGACACCCCCCACAAGCCCATCGCGTTTTCGACCAAGTAATTGTCGCCAAGACCCGTGTAAAGCCATGCGTGTACGTACTCCACGCCCCAATAATCAATCATGCGACGCAGATCAGCCTGTGAAATAGTCCCGTCAGCAATAAACTTCTGGTCAGCAGTCCTGCTAAGTCCGGCAGTCATCTCCGAAGGCAGGCTGGGTTCGATGGTGTAAACGTCACCAACGAGCGTCGGTTGGTCGTACCACGTTAGGTACGAGTCATCAACGGAATCGTCCAGCACTCCAAAGTAGTGGTCAAGGATCTTCTCAACTTGATCGTCGTCCATCAGCATTACGGCCCGCCACGCCTCGACAGCTCGAGTCATTTCCTCCCACGCGGCCTCATGCTGCGGGTGACTCGCATCCATGAGGACTTCCTCGCCACCAACGTCGCGGATAGCGTCATCCTCCGCGTCGGATCTTGTAGGTGGCTTGACGGTGACGGTTACCGTGTCAAATGCCTCATCAATTTGAGCCTGTTCGTCCTTTGAGCGAGAAAGCGGCTGCCCAACGGGAAGCGTGTCATCCTCAGGGGTTGGCTGTCGAGTAGCAGCAGCTCGCGCAGCGGCTTCTCGAGCTGCACGCTCCTGGTCGGCAACAAACAGCTTCGCGGAGGGCAGCCCCTCGCCACCCGAAATCTCAATACCGTAAGCGTCCTTACCTGCCCGCCCCTTTCCGGCAGCACCAGCAAGACCGTCCACGATGTTGGTTGATTCAAGACGAGTTATGGGGAGTCCACGGGAGCGACCAGCCGCCTGAACAAGACCGATCATTAGCAAGCGTCGAGAACCGACGTTGCCTTGCGCCCAGGCGTTACGGATTTGTGCGGCCATGTGGCGCGGAAGAAACTGCCGCGCGTAGTTGTACATCGCGCCAGCATCATTAACGTTGTTCAGGTTGAACTTGCGGTTCGTGTCGATGCGGCTCGCAGCCCGCCCCAGGTTGTCCCACACCGCGGAAGGTCGGCCAACGTTAGTGCCTGAAAATGGAATCAAGTTTCGGGTTAGTTCATCAGCCTGCGCAGCTACCGACGAGTCGGTAACTGCCGCGGCGTCACCACCGAGTCCTTCTGACTTGTACACCCGAACGTCATCACCGAGAGCGATACCGTTCTCTGCCAGGTCTTTAGAAAACTGTATGGGGTCAGATGTGTCGGCGTACTTGGCAAGTATCTGCGCCTGCTTCGATACTGGAAGAAACCGCACGCCAACAGCGTTAGCGACTTTCGCTCGCAGATCCGCGAGAAGAGTCCTCTTCGGTGCTTGCGGCCTGCGAGAAGCTCGAAAACTAGCCTTGTTCGTGCGGGCAATCGCCTGATCGAACGACTCCACGCCAAGATCATCCAAAACAAGTTCGAGTATTTGAGGTATCTCAGCAGCAGTAACGCCAGCAGCATCAGCTTCATTAAGGTAGTGCTGAACCGTGTCTAGGTAGTCGTCGTTCATGTTGTCAGCGAACTCGACAAGACCCTCGACCGTGAGCCGACCATCCGTGCGCGGAGCCTCCCGAGCTACCGCCTCGATAATCTCGTCGCTCCAATAAACGCCGTGCTGTCGAGCCAGTCGCCTGCGAGCTTCCGCTACACCGGCAGTGTCACCGCTCGCACGCAAGTCACCGACACGATTCAAGTCATCAACAAGTGCCTGAAAAGCGCGTTGCGTCTTATTCGTCGGATGCCAAGCGCGGCTCTTCAACGCCAGCGAGCCGACACCGCCTTTCGCGCCAGGAGCTAGTTTCGCAAGCGCGTAGCGCGTAGCAGTGATAGCCCGCAGTGGGGGAGTCCCAAGGATCAGCGGGTCAATAATGATTTCACTAAGGAAGCCAAGAACGGCAGACGATTGAGCTAGAAGTTTCGAGTCGTTTATTTCCGCATATTCGCTAGTAGCGGGGGAGGGGCCGAACGGGTTAAGGAACCGTCCCGTGTTACCCATCCATGCACTAACCACTTGAGCCATGAGCTGCGAGTAGCGAGGATCACCCGACGCACTCTCGACAATGTTCGAGAGAATGATGCGCGACTCAACATCATCGCCGTACTTCTCGTACAAGTCGCGGATAACTTCTTCACCCGATCCGTCCCTGCGCACGTAGGATTGGTGCAGGGTTCGTGCGATATCAACCTCGTAAGCCGTAAAGTCAGTTTTCGCTACAAGATCCTCGAGGTACGTTTCGTTGTATTTTGTTTCAGTAACCAGCGGCCTGTTTCCGACGATGCTTCCATCCCCGACAGCCAAATCATCAGTCCCAAAAACCTCGCGGCCCGTTAACGCGACAGCGCGAACCGTTTGCTGGATGGGGTTAGTGACGTTATCGAGGTACTTCTGCAATATTGGAACTAGACGAGCACCGACGCTCTCAGCGAAAGTGTTAATGATGGTCGGGTCAACCGCCGCATCCATCAACTGCTTTGCAATACCGTCGTCCTCAACCTTTATCTGGACAGCGGCCTGGAATAGCGCGGCGAGCTCAACGTCAACCTCAGGGTCGCCCGTAAAGAAGTCTGCCGCGAACGTCCTGGCTACGTTGTCAGCTGCAATCGGCTTGTCAGCCAGGTTCAGCTTGACGATCCGGTCAGCCGCAAGGTTGACGCGCTCCCAATTAATCAGATTCTCAACGTCTTTTGCCGCGATTGGGGCTCCGTGCTTTCGGGCCAACGCAGCAGCCAACATCACCTGATTGGAGTGGTCAGTGTCGCCAAGGCTCAATCTGCTACGCCCGTACACCGGCTTACCGAGACTGTTTTGCTCCCGCTCGAGCAGCTCTAGCTTCGCCTCATACAAGCTCGACTGGCTCGTTGGCACGAACGTCGAGACAGGAACGTTAGTCGTAGCGAAAGCGTTAGATGCGGCTATGCCCTCATATTCGCCCGTAGCCATGCGCCGCTGCGCACCCTTAATCTCGCGGCGAGTGTCAGTAATGTCTTGCTCACGAAACTCGACCGGATCATCGGTGCGGAAATCCTGATTAGGCACGAGGTTCGTCGTGCCCGTGGCTTTCAGGTACTCGTCAATATCAGGCCAAGGGTTACGCGAGTTAGGTTCATTCCGCTGTTCCCGTTGACGCTGAATATCGCGCTCCATGCGATCAGCAGTCGCCATTACATCCCTCTGATTTGCAACATCTGTGCGAGCTTGTACATGCGCTCATCACCAAGAGAATCCGCAAGCATCATGAAAGAATCAGATTGCTTAAAACCCCTGGTCGAGCGAGTCGGGCCGTCACCTGGGCCAAACGGCAAACCAGCAGTGACCGGCTCGTTAGGGCGTTCCGTTTGAGAAAACAGGGGAGTGGGTGGCTTCCGAGCGGCCCCAGAGGAACCGCGATTCGCTTGTGGCATATCGCTCGCCCCTGGGGTCGCTCGTAGTGGCGCGCTTGACTGGATCTCGTTGTAGTCGGCGTTTTCCCCGTAGGGCAGTCCCGTCATCTCCTGCGTCATCTGCGCCGGTCCACCGTCAGTCCTGCGTGATAAGCGGCCTGGGGCTGACACGGGTGCGGGTTTGGCTGGCTTTTGATAACCACCTCTAGGCATCCGGATTCCCCTCCCACCCATCTTGAATAAATCGGACTATGCGGGGGTCTAGTTCCTTGACCTCTTCACCCTCTTCATCTTCCAAAGGTGAATGGTCAATCAGGTCAAACTCATCCATCGTGTTCAACGCTTCGGTAAACATGAAAGTTGTGCGCCGAGCTAAGTCGTCGGCAATATCAGGGTTGTAGCTGGCGTTCGAGGCGACCATCGAAACGGCAATCCAGTCGCCCATACGGATGCCAGCGATGATTTCTCTAGCCATGCGCCCTCCTAAGCCGGAATCCGACGGGAAACACCCGCCGTCAAGTTGGGTTCACCCCTGCTACCAAGCGAGGCGAGTAGGACGTTCAAGTCTGGGCGGCCCCCTGGCCCCATACCTTGCTGACCAGGCGCGACACCGCGCATCGTCCCGTCAGGGTTCAGCCCGTCACCACCAAGAGGACCGGCAGCACCGCCAGCAGCCTGCGCCTCCATCATCGCTTGCTCTTCCGGTGATGGTTCCTCAGGCTCGAAAGCTTCCCTCACGACTTCCTCGATGGGTTTGCCGCGCTCCCTACCTTCAATAATCTCCGCGACAACGCTCAATACGGTTCCTGGGTCTTGACCTTGCTGCGCAAGCGCGGGAATGGATTGCGCGTACCCAGCGACAGCGTTCTTGAGGGCGTCCCGCATCTCCTCGATATCAACGATCTGCTCCTCCTCAGTCGCGTCCAGGGAGAACGGCATCTGCCGACGCAGGAAGTCACGAGAAATCAGCTTGTCGCCGCGTGCTTGCAGGCCGAATACGAGAGCACGATTCGGGTCAAGCCCCGCGAGCAGCCCGTACTCAACATCAACCGTGTAATCGCCTTTAATATCTTTCGCGGGCTTGTACTTAATCTCGTACGGGGTTCCATCATTATTTCCGCGCATGGTGCGTTCGATGTTGGGCCACAGATTCTCGTCCAGGCGCAACGACTTAGCGATCAAGTTCTCAAACGTGCGAGAAAACATCGCTTGACCCGTGCGGATCTGCGAGTCAAAGCCACCCATCAGGGCTTGCACACCACGGCCCGTGACGATAGATCCGTCAACGTTGCCCGTTCGGGCCTCCGGATAACGGGAGCCAGCGCGCAGCTCACCATCAAGCATCCCTTGTTCCGCGAAAGCACTCGACGGAACCTCAAGAGGAATCCTGCGTACAGCTGCCGCGTTAGAGGTACGCAGCACAGCATCCGGCCCCAACGCGAGCTCCTGAGCGTCAGGCGGCAACACGAGTGGGGCTTGCACAGACTTCTGTGCCGCCTCGAGAGCGAGCATCGCCATGCGGGACTTAGCAACCTGCACGCCGATCACATCATCAAACTGGCCGCGAGGCTCCCCATCAAGGCTAGGCCGCATCGTCCACTCAACGAGACACTCACCCGTAGGGTTCGCTCCCATTTCGAGAACGAAACCCTCATAGTCCGGAAGGAACAGCACGTTCCTACTCGCGCTGTGATAACGAACCACCGTGCATGGGAGGTTCATCTCGTCACGCTGGTACGAGCTGTAACCAGGCTTCCGGAAAACCTGCGCGGTTTCCGGATACTGCGCCATGAGGTCAGCCTTCGTCATCTGCAAAGTGAAGTACGCCTCGATGCAGTGACCCCAACGATCAAACACGGGGTAGGCCCCCAGCGGTTCCATGAACGTGATCCGCGGTAACTGCGATTCCGCGTCAATCTCCACAATGCTAGGGACGCTGCCGTAACTGAAATACGCCTGCGCAGCCTGATACATCTGACGCGACAAGTCCGAGTGCTCAACGTACCCGCGCACAATCAGTGACCGCTTCTCAGCGAACTTCCGAGCCGTGTCCGACACCGACTTGCTCGACGCGCAGTTAAACGTCGGCATGGGAGCGAGCACCTCAGACAAGTCATGCGCCGCAACGTCAATCATGTTTGCCACGATCCCCGTAGACAACGGGCCGGTCGGGAACATATCGGGGTAGACCTCGTTCATGCGCCCCTGACGAACCATCCGGATCATGCTCATGCGGGCGTCACGATTCGCAAAACGAGTCTTAGCCGCCTCGTATCGCTTCCGCAGATCCTTCTCGTAATCCATTTACGCTCCTACCGGCTTCCATAGATGATGCGCTTGAGCGTCAAGCAAAGAAACAGTGCGCTGCTGGCGCAAATCCCACGGCGTAGAAAAAACGTTATTCATGTGCGACCGACCAATCGTGTGAACCACGCGGTCACGGCACGCCAGCTCCGCGAACCACAACGCCATAACAGTGTCCGTTTTTTGACTCTTCGGAGCGTCAGGAGCCCACACCGCCAACTGCTCCATTAACGCCTTCACCGCCTCGCTCCCCACACTCGAGGGGAACTCCAATAGGCAGTTACCGTCCTCCCAGCCCGAAAACAAGCTCGTCATCGACGCCACACCGAAATCCGCGTCATGCTTATTCGATCCAGTGAAATGCGGCTGGATAACGCAACCCCTCGAGGCCGCGTAACGGTTCAACTCCGTATCGTGAACGAGGAAACCCTGGAAGCCGTTACGCTCAATACGAGCTTCCGCGAGATTGTACTGATCTATGAAGCCAGTAATCATCTCCCGCATCTGATCCGGAGTGATCCCAGCCTTATTGAAAACATCAACGACATACCGCTTCTGCGTCTGCACATCCATGCCAATAACGACACCAGCGGTGTAACCAGAAGTCGCAGGGTCCACGCCCAGAACGTGAATCAGCCCGTCACTACCGCGACCCTCACGGACAGCGTTCACCCGCTTCGGAAGCAAACCCGTAAACCTCGACCCGTTCACCGCCGCAGCGAGCATCTCCGGAGAGAAAACAGCCGCCGAGTTCACTTGCTCCTGCTGATACACCATCGCCCACGTGCGCGGCTGAATACGGGAACGCTTCTTCCTCAACCGCGGCCCATCCCACTTCGGGAACAAACCATCATCACGAGGAACAGCCATATCGCCACGCGCGCCAGGTTCAGGCTCATGCGTCGCAGGCCACAACGTCACCCAATCCACAGGCTCATCGGCGTACTCCAACACCGCAGGCATCGCCAAGTACGACCACGGGGATGTTTCCTCCGGATACCTCGACGGTTCACGCAACGCCGCATACAAGTCCTGCCCAGCCAGCCGAGTACCCACCACCAAGAGACAACCACTCGACGTAATACGAGACGAAACCTCAGACTGAATCCAGTCAATCTGCTTCTCATACTCGTGCGCGTTCGTACCATCCACGCAGTCATCAAGGATCACCAGATCAGCGCGCGAACCGTACACGTGCCCTCGAACTCCCAGAGAAGCGACAGTGGGGTCTTTGCCCTCCATATCGCGCGCGTCACTCGAAACGTAAATCATGTTCTGAGTCCACGACGCCGAGTTATTAGCGAAACCCCCCGTAGGGGCGAAACGCATTTGCAGCTTCGAGTACGACTGATGCGTCAAACGCGACTTCACAGCCAGCAAAAACTTGCTCGCCATAGCCTGCGTCTTACTGATAATCAAGATGCGCACGTTCGGGTCTTTACAAATCCGGTAAACCACAAAGTTCACGGTCAACGTCGTAGACTTGCCATGCTCAGGGGGCATGTTGCAGATCACCAGATCCGGCTCATTCCGCTCCCACACCATCGACGGGTGAACCCACGACGGGTCATTCCCGTCAATCAAGTCCACCACGTTCTGCATATGGGGGAACACCGGAGCATCCAGGTACTCCCTACTGAAATCAGCGAACGACGGGAAATCCTCACCAGAGCCACTCGCTCGAGCACCACGCACACGCTCCACCGACGCCCGAAACTCAGGATCGTTCCGCTTCCACGCCTCCCACGTTTTCAAGCTACGGTCAACGCTCAACATCGCGTTCGCCACAGTCTCGCCCTGACCAATCAACGTCAAAACGCGAGCCTTCAACGGAACCAAGTCAGCGTGCGTGCCCCGAGGCTTAACTTTCACCTTGCGTTGCGTAGCCAAAAACACTCCCAAACCCGTAGGGCACAGCTATCCCATCCAAAAAAGAACCAGTAGGGACGATGAAGGGAACTCTTATGAGGGAGTCAGAGAAGCTGACGACCGAAAACAAAAGGCGGCCCGATAGGGCCGCCACCAATAGGGCAACGGAGGCCGCTACGAGCCGACGTTGACCCCCCAACCTTCGCTCGCAAGGGCTCGCTCAGGTTTAAAGCCCCCCATACTTAGTACCTTGCCAAAACACCCAATCCGGCAACATCAAAGTCATATCGTTACCAAAAAGAGACAAACACTCCTACAAAACCGCAGTTGACCAACCCTAACTAACCTAGAAATAAAACAACATCACGTGACATAGGTGGGCGCGGGCGCAAAAAGGGGTCGGGTCGAGCGCACGCACGCGATCGCGCGCCCGCTGGGAGCTCGCCGCCCGCCGTGGACTTCCTCCGCTATCCCCCGCACCCCTACGCGACCCCCGCACCCCTGCAAGCCTGCCCGCCTACCAGCTGCAAAACGGGCTCGAGTCGCGGCCCTCGACCGATTGAGTGCAGGAACGGGGACAGACAACCGCGCCGAGCTAGTGGACGCCGCGGAGCTCGAGGAAGCACCGACGTCGGACGGGGTACAGCTCCGGAGCTCGACAGCTCCGAGCCTCGAAGACGTCAAGCCGCCGAGCTCGAGGAAACGGCCCAGGAGCTCGAGCAGCTGCCGCGACCTATCGCCGGCCCTAGTGCCGAGCTCGAGCCGTGCAAGATAGTTGAGCGATCAACTACCCACAATGTAGGGGTGTCGCTTGCGCCCTCGAGGTCGAGGCCTTTACTATTCGCAGCAGTAACCCCGCAACCGCGCGAGGGTTCACCCCTTAGGAGATGGAAGCATGACCGAAACTATCGCCGCCGCCGTGACTGTGGCCCTACTGCTAGGCCCGCCGATCCTTGCCCTAGTTGGTGCACTGTGACCGCGCGCGAACTGTCGCCCCTCGACCTCGAGCCGTACGAAGTGTTCCGCACGAGCTTAGGCGGCTACACCGTGCGACACATCGAGACGGCCCGCGTCTATGCCCGCACACGTTCAGCCCGCTACGCGATGAGACGCGCCGCGGAGCTAAACGCCGCGCACCAATGGAAGCTTGAGGGCGTGCGAGTCCTCGAGGACTAGCCGCCCCTGGACCGTGGCCCTCGAGCTGCCCGTAACCGGCTCGAGGTCCGCGGCCTAGCGGTAGCTAGGAAACCCTC